TGATGCCATTCGATGTGGCCGCGCGGGACGCCGCCGTCGCCGCCTTCCGCCGCCACGTCTACGCCCGCACGAAGTTCGCGCCCCTGTACCACCAAGCCGAGTGGCAGACCGCCTCCGAGGGCTGGATGCTGCACGACGTCGCCCCGGAGCCCGGCCAGCACTTCCTGCCCATCTCCGTCGCCGACCCCGCCGACACCACCTACCTGCGCGAGTCCCGGCACCAACGCCTCCTCGTCGTGCCCCGGCTCCTGACCCCGCGCACCTGCATCGCGCGGTTCTGCACCGACCTTGCGGCGTTCAAAGGTGGCAAATCATTTGGGGCTGGCAAGTGGCCCGTCGGCTTCGCGTGCATCCCCGACGCGCACATCCAATTCATCGGCGCCGAGTACTCCACGTCCGAACCGGAGTTCACGGTCCTCTGCGACACCCTCTGCTCGGAGCGGGGGATGAACATGAAGTACACGCAGATGATCAACGACTATCGGAACGGGCGCATGATGCTGCGCCTGAAGACGGGCGCGCTGTTCGAATGCAAGTCGTGGGAGCGCAAGCAAAACCTCAAGGGCAAGAAGATTACGGCGTTCGTGTGGACCGAAGCGTACCAGCTCCCCGGCCTCGAAACCTTCACCGGGCTCGTGCAGAACATCCGCGAACTCCGAGGATGGAGCATTTGGACGACCACGCCTGATCGCCCGTGGGTCGGCGAACTCCACAAGCGCGGGCACGACCCGTCCGATCCCATCTGGCACTGCACCTGCGGCGTCAGGGACAGCGCGAACCCGGTGACCTACGACGCCTCGGCGCGCGACCGCAACGACCCCGACAAGGGCGGCATCATGACGCGGGAACGCTTCGCTATCGCCCACAACGGCACCCTTGGCGTCTTCGTCGGCCGCGTGTACAACTTCGCGCAGGGGTCGCGTCAGTTCTCCTTCGGCTCGCATCCGCACCTGTGGAAACCCGGCGTCGTCGATCAGCTCGAAGGGTACTCCGCGCACTAATGTTGTACCCGACCTCTATCCTGACGCCGCTCCCCGCCGACTGGCAGCTCTATGCTGCGTGCGACACCGGCACGTACATGTCGGCCGGGTTCATCGCGGTCGATCCCATCTACTCTGCCCTCCTCGTGTTGGAGGAATTTCCCAACTATCGCTACGTCGGCGGCGAGATCGAACTCCTCGACCTCACGATGCCCGCGTGGGCGTCCTCCGTCCATGCCGCGTACCAGAAGTACCGCCCCGGCACGAAGAAGCTGAAGCTCTGGGTCGATCAGAACTCACAGTTCAAGTCCGCGCTGCGTCCGTACGGCCTCCACCTGCAATCGAACCTCCGCCCCTTCGAAGTCCGGGTCGAGATCGCGCGTGAGTACATGCAGGCGTCCGACCCGCCGCTGGTCTACTTCGCGCCCTGGCTGTCCGTGCTCCCGTACGAAATGGAGAACGCCGTCTGGCCGAAAGACTCCACCTCCGCCGGCCGCTTCGAGCGCCTCAAGGTCAACGATCACACCCTTGACTGGTTCGAGCACGTCTGCTCCCGCCGCCCGCGCCGCAAACTCCTCGCGCAGAAGAAGAACGAGTCCTTCCTCGATCGCTTCCTGCGGGAGAACCGCTGGACGCAACCCACCTCGGGGGATCCTCACCTCGGGCGTTTGTAGCCGCTCGCTGCTACCGAGTCGCGGAGCGACGAGGTAGTGTGCTACCCTCCTGCCGTGTTCCGCTTCCCTCGTCTCCCTCGTTTCATCAGGAGGATGCGTATGGCGTCAGTCCGTGTACCCGCGACCATCACCGCCGTCCAGCACTACGACGACGGCAGCGTCCGCGTCGCGCTCGAAATCCTCTCCGGCAATCCGCTCCTCAAGGGGCTCACCGGCGACGCCATCGTCGAAGTGGACCTCTTCCCTGGCACGCCTGAGGAAGTGACGAAGGCGGGGCTCGACCTGTGAACGACAGCGCCAAATCCCTGCGCCACGACCTCAAGGAACTCCAGTCCGTCTGCTGGAAGCTGGCCGTACGCCTGGATGAAGACACCGCGCGTCAGGCTGGGATGCAGGCCGTTATCAGCGAACTCAACCTGCGCGTGATGTTCCTGCTGATGAAGGTCATCTTCGTCGTCAAGCCCTCCGTCTCGCATCTCCTCATGCCCGACACGAAACCTGTGCAGATGTCGGGCTGGGACATCTTCGTGAACGACCACGAGAAGATCCGGCTCGAAGTGGAAACCTTCCTCGCCGACTTTCGTGCGAAGATGGAGGCGCTCGCCGCTGAACAACAGGAGCATGCCAATGCCGAAAGTCCATCTGACGCCGAAGCAGGAGCGCCGGGAGATCCGCCGGGCGGAGATCGCACAGGACCGCGCAGCGCGGTCGAAGACTGCTTTGGCCCTCCTCGGCGACTCCCAGCCGCCGCCGCGACCGGGGATGCCGGCAAAACCCGACACTGACGCCGACTTCAGCCACGTACCTGACCCGAACCTCGGATGGCTCTAGTCAAACGCACCACTGTCTCACCCGACGTCAGCGACTTCACGAAGGACTGGCGCCGGCTCCAGCAGCAGAAGCAGCGCATGCGCGGCGGCGTCGAGTCGCGCATGCTGCTCAACCTCGCGATGTACTTCGGCGAGCACGGCACCGTGCAAATCCGCGACGGTCTCCAGTCCCGGTCCCTCGGCAAAGACGAGGACATGAACCGCCTCAACTTGATTTTCAACATGATCAAGAAGGCGTCGCGCAAGAAGATGGGGCACATCTGGCGCCTGCGTCCCGACTTCGCCGCCGTCCCGAACAAGAACGATCCGACCGCCTACGATCAGGCCGACGTCGTCACGGACCTCTCACGCGCGCTCGACTTCAAATGTCGCGAGAAGCTCAAACACTGGCAGCGCATTTGGTGGCTCGTCCTGACCGGCGTCGTCATCAGTCACACGCCCTGGATTGAAGAGTCCTCCAAGGAGCCCATTCCGGCGTACGATCCCGAATCCGGTGAGCTGCTCTGGCGCGACAACCAATCGGGGCAGATCCTCCCGCAATCGGCAGTCGAGCATATCATCCAGACGAACCCGTCTATCCCCCCTGAACGCTTTACCATCGTGCAGCACCTCGCGACCGTGGGCGATGTCGGCGACGAAGTCATCTCGGGCCTCAACTTCTTCATCGACGCCAGCGTCCCGACCATCCGGGATCTCCCATCCGACTCCGCGTGCTACATCCTCCAGATCAAGACAAAAGACTGGGTGAAGGACAACTTCGGCTCCGACATCAGCGACATGATCAGCTCGCGGCCGGGCGATGACCTCTCCATCGTGAAAACCCGCCTGCTCGACAAAGGCCCGTCGCTCTCGAACATGAACCTGCGCGACCTCATCCCCGCCGTGCAAGGCTCGCGCGGCAACGACGATCCGCCGATGGCGCTCATCGCCACGCGCTACCAGCCGGAATGCGCCGACTGGCCGAACGGGCGCCGCTCCATCTTCGTGCCCGGCCAGTGCATGCTGAACGACGACGGCACGCCCTACTCCGAACTCCCGCTCGTGGACATCCACTACGACGCGCCGACGAACTCCTTCTGGACGGGTGACTTCATCACCGACCTCATCGCGCCGCAGAAGTTCCTGAACAAGCGCATGTCGCAGATGGGCGAGGCGGCGAACGCCAGCATCCACGAAATCCTCCTCCTCGGCGGCGAACTCTCGCGCGAGGACGTCCCCACGGACATGCCCGGCCACATCGAAGACGGGCTCGACGAAGACGGGAAGCCGCGCGTCATCCCTCTGCAACACACGCAACTCCCGTCGTGGTTCCTCGAATCGATCAAGGAAGTCAGCCAGTTCCTGCTGATGGCCGGCAGCTCCGACCTCACCTCGCAGCCGCAGTTCCCTGGCCAGCTCCGAGGCCCCCTGAGCCTGCCCTTGATGCAGGAACTCATCGACTCCGAGGACGCGCCCTTCTACGAGCATCTCGGCGAACAGCTCGCGACCATCAAGCAGATGCGCGTGAACCGCGTCAAGCAGTTCTACCCGCCCATCCGCACGCTCCAGTACACCGGCGAGAACCAAAAGGATCGCGTGCTCGTCTTCCACACCGAAGACATCCTGCGTGCCGGCACCGACTTCACCATCACCGTCGATCAGGCGACGCTGATGCCGGAACTCTCTGCGATGCGTCGCGCCCGCGTGACGGAAGACCTGAGCGGCCCGCTCGCCATCCTCTACACCGACCGCCGCACCGGGAAGCTCGATCCGTCGAAAATCGCGATGGCCGTGAAGTACACCGATCGCGGCACCGAAGATCGGGAAACCAAGTACCGCACGCTCGCGATGCACCTTATCAAACGGCTCTGGCAAGGCGAGTCGCTCTCCGTCGATCAGCCCAACATCCCGTACCCGTTCTGGGACCATCGCGTGATGCTCGACGAGTACGAGAACGCGATGAACACGACGGAGTGGCTCGAAGCGTCCGATATCGTGAAGACGGAGTTCACGACGCAGTACGAAGCCCATCGTCAGTTCCTCGCGGCGATTCAGCAGTCGCAGATGGACTCCGTCCAATCCCAGATGATGAACGGCGCCGTGGCTCAAGCGACGCAGCAGGCTGCCGCGAAGGCCGCTTCGACCGCGACCGATGCCGCGCTCGAACAGGTGCACGCGCAGGCCGGGCTCACGAAAGCCACACCTGCCGCGCTCTCCCCGCTCGCGCCCGGCGGCGAAGGGCCGCCGCGTCAGGCCGCCCAGCAGACACCACCGCAGGGACCGCCGCAGCGTCGTCCTGCCAACGCCGGCCCTGGCCCGATCGCTGGGCGCCCACAACGCGTACAATAGCCTCCCATGTGGAAACAGCTCGAAGTGCATCGCGCCCAGCTCGCCCGCGAACTCAATCGCATCGAAGACGTCGGCGGGATGAAAATCCAAGTCGTCGCGGGCGGCACCAAGGCCGACACTCTCCTCGTGTTCTGGTACGAACCGCCCATCAAGCAACGATAGGGCACTCGACCGGGATTGACATGCCCTAGCCCGACCGTCGTAAGGTCGCGGGCATGTTCAGAGGCGCACACTCCCCCAACTTCCTTGCTACTGCTCTTCTTCTTCTTCCTCCTGACGTCGGCGCGGGTGCTGGCGGCGACGGTGGTGCATCCCCATCGGACGGCGGCGGTGCCGGCGCTGGCGATCAGGGTGGCACCGGCTACGAACGCGCGCAGGGCGGCCGGTCCTCGCAGCGCGGGTTCGACTCACGCCAGCCGCGCACCGACTCCGCCACACCGTACAAGCTGACGAACGATTCTCTCGTGGACCTCGGCGACGGCAAGCCGGTCAAGTGGTCCGAGGCGCAGCAGCGCTACGTGCCCAAGGCGGAGCACGATCGCTACCGCCAAGCGTTCGACGGCAGCCGGCAGATGCTCCTCGACGAAGGGGCGCGACTCGACAAGCTCGCCGCCGCGCTCGACGCTCGTGAACGCGCCGCGCGTGCCGGTGGTCAGCAGCAGCAGCAAGCCGCTAAGCAGGACATCGTCGAAGAGCTGGGCGGCATGGGCATCCTCGACGGCGCCACGCTCGCCCGCGTCGTGAAAGACCTGCGCGCGCAGGGCCTCGCCCCGCTCGCCACCGCCTTCACCCGGCAGCAAGCCGAGATGCAGGGGATGCGCGCCGAGATCAATCAGCTCAAAGGTGCGGCTGGCCCTCTTGCGCAGCAGCACCAAACGCAGCAATTCGACCAACACATCGACAAGGCCATCGCAGCCATCCCGGAAGTCAAGGGACTCTCGCAGCCGCTCTCCGTCTACGCCGCGAAGCACTCGGTCATCCGTGAAATCCTCTCCGACCTCTGGCTCTCGTACGACCCGAAGACGTGGAAGATGGAAGACTTTCAGCGCATGGCGTCGGATCGCGTGGCCGCGCTCGTCGCGTTGGTTCGTGCCGATCAGGTCGCCGCCGTCGAAGGGGCACGCGAGAAGAAGCGGAAGTTCTTCGCGCAGGGCGCCGCTGCCCATCCCTCCGGTCAGGGCCGTGGGTTCCAGATGATGAACGGCGCGCAAATCGCTCGTGAGTCGGGCTTGTTCGACCGCAATCAGAGCACCTAAATCCTTCGAGGGGACTTGATCATGTTTACGCTGTTGCTCCTGCTCGCCGCCTTCCTCCTACTGTTCCGTCTGGGAGTGAACGGCCCGCTGTCTCTCTCCTGGCAATTCCTGCTGGCGTCCGAGACAGGGGCGGCGACGACCGACGTCGTGAACCTGTTCAAGTACACCTACGGCACCGACCGCATGCTGTACCTCGCGGCACAGGAAGTGGTGCTCTGGCGCATCCTCAGCAAGCAGATGACCCCCGTGGGCGGTCGCGGCCAGTGGATCCTGCCCGTGCAGAAGAACAACGCCGGCGTCATGGTCGGCAACCTCGAAGGCGGCGCGAAGACGACCCGCCGCGCGCAGCCGTCCTCGACGGAAGCCAGCTTCGCCCTTCAGGAGTTCCACTACATCTGGGACATCTCCTGGAAGATGTTGCAGGACGCCCGCAAGGACGAGTACTCCTTCGCCCGCGCCGTCGATTTCATGGACTCCGCGATGAAGCGCCGGATGTTCCGGCTCCTCAACGCCGACGTCTGCGGCTACGGCCACGGGGAACTCGGCATCATCTCCGCCGCGCAGGATAGCGTCACCGCCATCCCCGTGCGCTCGCTGCCCTTCACCGACCTGGGCCTGCTCATCGACTTCATGAACCACTCGGACGACAACAGCACCTTCTACACCGCTGCGGCCGTCACGGGCATCAACGTCGCCGGACGCACGGTCACGACCGCCTCTACGGCCACTGGCACCTCGGCGGGTGACTACCTCACCGTGGCCGACTCCGTCCGCACGGCCGGCTCGCTTCACACGAACGGCATCCTGAACTGGGCCGACAACGCGAACCCCTCGGCCGTCGTCGGCAACCTGGGCGGCATCAACCGCTCGACCGCCGGCAACGAGTGGTGGCAGGCGACGCGCCTCGACAACTCCGGCACCCTGCGCCCGCTCACCGAAGACCTGATGTTGCAGGGGATGGACAACTGCCGCGAGCGCGGCGGTACGGTCATCACCGACCTCATCTCGAACCTGAACATCATCCGCCGCTATCACGAGTCGCTGCGCGCGGACACCTTCTTCGCCCTCACCGCCGTCAAGGAATTTGGCGGCAAGGTAGGCGTCGGCCGCGACGCCGAGGCGATGAAGTCGGGCGAGAACTCCGAAGGGGAGACCATCTACGAGTTCTCCGGCATCCCGTGGCGCGCGGAAATGTTCCTCGACGCCAACAAGATCGTGGGCCTGAACCGCGAGCACATCTTCATCGGCCACGGCGAGAACGAAGTGCCCCGGCCCCTGTCCGAGATTTTCGACGACATGGTGCCGTTCTTCACCTCGACCGCCAACACGACCTTCGAAGTGGTCGGGTACTGGCAGGGCGAGATGCTCTGCGACGCCCCCACGGCGCTCGTCCTCTACGCCGATATTGCGGAGAGCTAAACCATGCCGTTGTTCAAAGCGATCACGACTCGTGGGCGCCTCATCGTCTCCTGGCAGCAGCAGGTGGTGGCGGCGTCACTGCTCACGACGTATCAGCTCTTCGCCAACCCGGCCACCTCCGGCGAGGTGTACGATTTCAAGGGGTTCGATTACTCCTACGACGTCGCCTCGACGTCGGGCACGATCGACATTCGCATCGTGAAAGCGACCATCGCGTCCACCGCTGGCGTGTCGGCAATCAACGCGACGCTTCCTGACCTCTCGGCGACCGCTCGTACCGCCCGCAAAGGCGTCATCACCACGACCGGCAGCAACCGCATTATCATGCCGGGCTCGATGCTGACGATGATCATGGCCGGCACACTGACCAACCTCGTCGGGTTCAACGTCGCCATCTGGCTCACTGCGCAGCGCGGCATTCGCACTCGCTAGGAGTCCCGCGTATCGGGTAGATGTTTTAGAAGGAGACTGCACATGCCGGGTTGGTTCCCTACAGGTCATCGTCGTCGGGGTGAAGGGCTCGGGCTCGATCAGCTATCCGAGATCGAGCGCGCCCAAATCCTCTCACGCCATCGTGGCAACGTCTGGTACGTCGATTCAAACGCGGTGGCCGGCGGCAACGGCAACTCGTGGTCGGGGGCGTTCCTGACCGTCACGCTCGCGATGGCCGCTGCGCTTGCTGACGACCGCATCCTCATCGCGCCGCTCCACGCCGAGAACATCTCGACGGCGGCCTTCATCGCCTGCAACAAGGCGGGCGTCACGCTCATCGGCTTCGGCAACGGCCGGCGCCGCCCTGTCTTCACCTGGACGGCCACCGCTGGAACCATCACCGTCACCGCCGCCGACGTCAGCTGGCAGAACTGCGTGTTCATCGGTGAGGGCATCGACGCCGTCGTCACGATGTTCTCCGTCACCGCTGACGGCTGCACCTTCAGCAACTGCGAGTTCCAGATCGGCAAGACGTCCTTCGTGCCGCTGCTGGGCATCACCATCACGGGCGCGATCAACCGCTTCCAGTTCTACGACAACTACGTCCACGGGAAGGCGGTCGCCAACTGCACGAACTTCATCCAGATTGCGGGCGGGGGTGACGGCCATCGCTTCGAGGGCAACACCATCATCGGCAATTTCACGACGACGCTCGGGTGCATCAACAACATCACGACGCTCTGCACCAACGTCGTCATCGTGGACAATACGTTCGTGAACGCGACGGCCTCGGCGACGAAGGTTGCCGTGTTCCTGACGGGCTCCTACGGGATCATCATGCGGAACCGGACGGGCGTCGGCTCCGGTGCGGCACCGTTCTCGATGGATGCCGGGTACTGGGCGGGTAATTGGTCCTGCGCGGCGGTGGCCACAAACGGTACTCTCGTCTAACACGTAGTCGCTCGGACATGGGGGCTGCCTGCTACTCGTGGGCAGCCCTTTTCTTCAGGAGAACTCCCCCACATGGCACAAGTTCACGTCACCCCACACGTCTTCGAGCCGGCGCTCTTCTCGATGCAAGACCTGTCCTTCCTGCTCGGCCACTTGGAGGAAACCCCCGCCGTCGCCCTCCACAAAGGCGCGCCCGTTGGCGTCTGCCCCGTTCGCATTGTTGACCTCCTCACCGAACTTCAGGAACTCGACCAAGTGCATAAGGCTCATGGCGATGCATGGTCAGGCTTCGAGGCGGTCAGGGACTCCATCCTTCGCTTCCTCGCATGGCAGGAGCGCTCGCTCGAAATCTACCGTCGCACCGGCGGCGCGCAGGGGCAAGCCTCCATCCGGCACCCGTCGCAGTACGCGTGGGACTCCGGCGGCAGCGCCTTCAAATTTGGCATCGACGCGGACTCCGCCGAGATGGTCCGCACGGAAATCCTCGACGACGGATCGCGGCGGCCCTTCGCCGTGCGTCTCCTGGAGCCGGAAGGCCAGCAGCCCTCCGATATCTCGGAAGTCGCGCCCTGGATCAAGATGCGCGCGGGCGGCAAGCGGCCCGTCTTCAACGATGAACTCGTCATCGCGAAAGGCAAGACCAACGGCACCATCAAGTGTTCCGTGTGCGAGCGCACGGAAACCTTCGAGTCGGCCTCGCGTCAAGCCTACGGTGCGGCGCGTGCGCGCATGAAGCGCCACCTCACCTCCGCGAAGACCGAAGTCGCGCGGCATCGTCTCCTCTGCCGCAAAGTGTTTGAATCGCCCACGGCGCGGGCCTAGCGTTCGATCGCTCGGGGGAGGCTCGAAACTGAGGGGGCGGTGCGACAAACTGGGTTGGTCCCCGGTCCCGTGCCGCCCTTTTCGGTCTTACTCGCTGGAGGCTCATGTCACGCACTGCACGCGCCGGATTCCGTCACGCGATGGGTCGCGACCCTGGCAAGGTCAACCCGTTCCAGATGCCCGTGTCATCGCGCACGCCCGTCCCCCTGCCTCCTGCGGCCCTCTTCCACTACTGGCATCCTGAGCGGGAAGGCGTCGAGCACTGCCCGAAGGAGTTCGACCGCCCCCTGAAGCTCGTGCACCCCGGCCTGTACATCACCCGGCCGCCCTCAGGCACCCCTAAGGGCGACAAGCACGCGGCCGATCAGCGCTGGATCGTCTGGCAGCGCAACCCCTCGACTCGTCATCCGCTCTGCCCCGGCTGGTCGCTCCTGTTCCTGTGGCCGCCGCGCGACTACGAGCCCATCCCGCTCGACAATCGCATCTTCGCGAACCTCGCCATCATCAACCCGCTCCGGTACAAGGGCGGCATCGACTACTTCAATCGCGTCATCGCCGCCGGCATGGAGAAGGACGCCGAACGCAACGAAGCCGCGCAGCATCAGTACCGCCACGATCGCCGGAAGGACTACATCGAAGCCACCAAGATCAAGAACATCGGCAAGGGGAACAAGTTTGCCCTCTTCCACGACGGCGGCACGATCCCCTCGCGCGGCGAGGAGAATTGGCTCCACGAGCTGGGCGCATTCCTCCCCGCCGACGTCATCAAGGCCGACCTTGAATCGCGGCGACGGCCATCAGGCGCCCGCGCCCCCGTCGGTGTCGATCAGCACAAGGTCGCGCAGTACCAGTTCGACAAGCAGGTCGCGGAGATGCGGACGCAGGAACATCTCAAAGTCCTCATTGAGGAGCGCCGTCTCTCACACAAACGCTCCCGTGTCGGGGGAGGCTCGCGCTAGTGGCCGGCATCGGCGGCACCGTCGCCGACATCCTCTCCGTGATGGAGATCCTCGACAACGAACTCGAAAACGGCGCGGGCGAGATCGACGAGGGGGTGAGCATCATCGCGCTCGTGCAGGCGCAGCACTGGTTCGAAACCGTCGCGTCCTCACTCCCGAAAGTGCTTCAGTCCATCATCACTGTCACGACCACGGGCGCGACGGAAACCTCGACCTTCAGCACTTCCCTCCGCCGCCTCGATGCGATGTGGGGGCTCGACGCGAACGGCAACCCGACGTACAAGCTCGATAAGATCGAAGGAGTCGGCGATCATGTTCCCAGCCTGCCCTGGCCGCTCGATCTCTTCAACGCCTCGCTCGTGGGCGGCGTGCCATACGGGTACTACGCCTCCGCTACGCAGTTCTACTGGCTCCCGGTCCCCGACGCCGCCTACACCGCGCGCATCTACGGGTTCGTGAAGCAGCAGGAGTTTGCGCTCCGCACCGACAACTTTAACTACCCGCCGGAGTGCAAGCTCCCCTTCGCGCAGTTCGCCAGCAAGTTACTCGGCGTCGGCAAGAACGACGACACCGCTGCGCTCGATCAGGTCGCGGCGCAGCTCTTTCGGCCGCTCCTGCGCTCGATGCGGAAATTCGACCGCAGCAAGCCGACCTCGCGCTACTATAATTCGTTCCATACGACCTGATCATGCTGATGCCCCAGATTTGGACCGTGACGACTCCTTGGGGCGCTGCCGTGGCGACGCACCCCGTCTCGGAACCGGGCAACCTGGGCGCGCATCATCACGGGCATCATCACTCGCATCGCGGCTCCGTCGGCGGCGGCGGATTCTGGATATTCCTCGTGAGCGTCATTGGAGCGTGGCTATGTCGATAAGGACTCTCGGCAAGACCGTCGTCACGGCAGCGGGGACGCCGGTGCAGGTGTCAGCGGGACTCGCGAACACGCTCGTCAACCTCCTCTGCAAGAGCGTGCAGTTTCAGGCGCTCCCCGGCAACACGGGGATCATCTACATCGGGAAGAAAGGCATGGTCGTCTCCACCGGCGTCTTGGTGATGCTGGCGATTCCCGCCCCCTCTGACGCCACCAAGGGGCCGTTCACCACGCAGTCGATTGGCGACATGACGAAGGACGTCAGCCGCGTTAGCCTCGCCGATCTGTGGATGGACGCCGGCAACAGCGGCGAGGGGTGCTACATCACCGTGATCGACACGCAATGATGTTCCTCGTGCTTGTCCTCCTGCTCGTCGCGGTGCTGGCGCTCGAAGGCGTCATCCTCTGGCGTCTGCATCCTCGACCCGACCCCGACGCCGCTGCCGATTTGCTGGACCTCGCGCGCCGGGCGTGGGGATCGGCTGGCCTCGACGTCGATCACTTCTCGCCCGACGCTGACGTGATGGCGACGGGGAAGTACGCCGACTTCCTGTTCCTGCTCACGAACAAAACAGGCCACCCGATTCGTAAGGTGCGCGACGTCCTGAAGCTACTGGAAGACTAGAACATGGCAAACGGGTACGTCCAACTTCCTGACGACAGCGGCAATGCCGGGAAGAAGGAAGATCACTTCGTCACGGCGGGGAACCAGTACCGTGAGGCTGTCTGCGTGGCGGACCCCTCCACCGTGGCCGCCGCGGCCGCCGTCTCCTCTGCCAACGGTCTTCAGGTAGACGTAACCCGCGTCACCGGCAACGTGGCCTCGACCGTCGCTGATGCCGCGAACGTCGTCGAGGGTGTCACGACCGACGCCAAGGTCGTCGGTGACAACTCGGGTACGCTCTCCGCCAAGCTGCGCGGGCTCCTGTACTACCTCGGCCTCGTCGTCGATATCAGCAACACCCGTCTCAACGTCTTCCTCCAGAACGCGACCCTGCCGCTCCCGACGGGTGCATCTACCGCCGCCAAGCAGCCAGCCCTCGGGACGGCAGGGTCGGCTTCCGCTGACGTCATCTCGATTCAGGGGATTGCGAGCGGGACGGCTGTCCCCGTGTCGGGCTCCCTGACGGTCAACCCGCCGGCGTCGGCCACCGCAACTCTGTCTAACGTGGCAGAGAGCTTGTCGAGCGTGACCGTACTCGCATCGAACGCTTCACGCCTCGGGTTTATCGTCATCAACGACTCGGACTCGGCGTGCTTCATCAAGTACGGGGCCACCGCCTCCGCAACCTCCTACGTCCGCCGCCTCCTCTCGCGCGAGCGGATGACCACCGGTGACGACGGCATCAATTACACCGGCATCATCACCGGCATTTGGGACACCACGCCGGGTACCTCGGGGCACGCCTCCGCGCGCGTGACGGAACTTACGGCCTAAGGGTGACAGTATGAAGCGACTACTTCCGACTCTCCTGCTCGCCGTCGCCATCGCGCTCCCCGCCGGGGCGTACCTCCTCGCGCAGCAGGTGGTCAGCATCGGCCAGCTCGGGACGGCCACCCCAGTCACGACGACGATTCCCATCTCCGGGGCTGTCACTGGCTCGGGCAACTTCGCCGTGACCGCCGCCGACGCCTCAGACGTGACCCTTGGCGCCAAGGCGGATGCGAAGTC